AGGAGTACCCCGAATACAAAGGAACCCGTGACGAGGCTCCCCAGCCCTTCATCGGACAGGTCGAGCTCATCCAGGAGGTCCTGGACGCCATGGGGGTGAAGGTCTTGACGGCCCCGGGCTACGAGGCGGACGACATTCTGGCCACTGCGGCCGCCTCGGCGCAGGGCGAGGGAATGGAGGGCCTCATCTGCTCCGGAGACCGGGACTCCTTCCAGACCGTCACCGATCAGTGCACCGTGCTCTACCCTGTCAAGGGAGTCTCGAAGCTGCGTCGCACGACGCCAGAGAAGATCGAGGAACACTACGGGGTGACGCCCGAGCGCTATCCCGAGCTCGCCGCCCTGGTCTGGCTGCTGGAGCCTGCGAATCTTGTTCCGGCATCGGAGCAGAACGCGGAAAGAAGCAGGGGTGGCTATCTTCGCTTGGGACTTGGTAAACCATTGGGTCTCGGTGCCGTTGAGGTGCGTATGGCGAAGGACGGGCTTCGAGCCGTGAGCGTGGGCGGTGAGAACGATCTCTCTGAGGCATATCAGAACCTGTCAGGTTGCTTGGGCGTCAGTGAGACGGTGCATCGTCCTGCGGACTTCGCGCTGAAGATCAACCCGGCCGCCTTGCCGTGGGGTCAGGCTCTCCAACGCCCGCCCCCCCGAGCCGACGCGACCGCCGTGACCGACACCGCGCCTACACGCACCGCGCAGCTGGCCGAGGCGGTCCTCGCGGCGCTCGGCGCCTCGCAGCAGGACCTCGGGCAGATGCTCCAGCGCCTGGCGACGAACCTGTTCGTGGCCGGCGAGGGGTGGCTCGTCGGCGTGCCGCGCCACGTGATCGACGAGGTCTCGCCGTCCTCGGCCCCGGCGGTGACCGCCCCCTCACCGGACCCGGCCCTCACCGATCTCGTGTGGCGCGTGCTGGCCGTGACCGAGGTCTCCGCCGTCGGTCAGGACGGGCGCCGCGTGCGGCTGAACCTGGGCACCGACGGCTCGTCACCTGTCGAGGTCTCAGCCGATGAGGTCTACATGGTCCGCGTCTGGCGCCCGCACCCGGCCCGCTACTGGGAGGCGGACAGCCCGACGCGGGCCTGCCTGCGGCGCCGCGCCGCCGTCCCCCCCCCGCCCCGCCACATCAGCGCCCAGATCGACTCCCGCCTGGCCGGCGCCGGCATCCTCGTCGTGCCCTCCTCGGCCTCGGCCGCGCTGGCCTCGGACGCGGCGGACTCCAGTGCCTACGGTGCGCCGGACCCGTTCGTGGCCGCGCTCATGGACTCCATGCTCCGCCCCATCGAGAACCGGGACGACGCCTCGGCCGTCGTGCCACTCGTCGTTACCGTGCCTGACGAGGCGGCGGACAAGATGAGCCACCTCACGTTCTCCACGGCCCTCGACTCCGGCGCCCGCGACCTTCGGGACGAGGCGATCCGGCGCCTGGCCCTGGCCCAGGACGCTCCGCCCGAGCTGCTGCTCGGCTCGGGCGCCATGAACCACTGGGGCGCGTGGCTGACGCGCGAGGACACGGTCACCACGCACATCGAGCCGGTCCTGGCCCTCATCTGCGACGCGCTGACCAGCCAGTACCTGCGCCCGGTCCTGCTCTCGGCGGGCCTGAGCGAGGACGAGGTCCGCACCCTGTCCGTCGGCTACGACGTCTCCGCCCTCGTGGCCCGGCCGAACCGCTCGGAGGAGGCACTCAACCTCCACCGCGCCGGCGCCGTGTCGGACGAGGCGCTTCGCGAGGCGTCCGGCTTCGACGACTCGGACGCCAAGCCCCTGGACGAGCGAGCCCTCATGCAGGCCCTCGCCATGGTCTCCAAGCGGCCGGACCTCATGGGGACCATCGGTATCGGGCCGCTGACCGAGGAGATTCTCAAGGCGTACAAGGGCGACTACTCGGCCCCGTCGCAGGCCCTGCGGGAGCTCGCCCTGCCGCCGACCCTCCCCACCGACTCTCAGGAGGACGCGCCCAAGCCCGATCAGGACGGCCCCGGCCGCCCGCCGAGTGGCGCCGACGCGGCCGAGCCGGGTAGGGTGCCGGGTAGCGAGGCGCCGATCTCATCCGGTGACGCCCGCCCAGAGTCATCCATGACGGCCCCGGCCGGGGCCTGACACCCGTCTCAGGAGAACCCATGACACCTCCCCCACCCGCAGCCGACGCCGCCCGCGCCTACGCGGCGGCGTCGGCCGCTACTCGCCGCAACCCGGACGCGCGGCTGACCGCCCACGGCCGGGACGTTGACGCTACGGCGCTCGTGGCCGTCGTTGACGTCCTCGTGGTCAAGGCCCTCGAGGCCGTCGGCAAGCGTGTCGTGCGCGCCGACCGGGCCCGCTTCAACGCGCTCAAGGGCCGGCCGTTCCACGAGGCGCACGTCCTGTGGCCGACCGACGCCGTCACCGTGAGCAAGGCCACGAAGGGGGCGTGGGACGTCGTCCCGGCCCTGCTGGACAACCACGGCTGCCCCGGCGTCGAGTCCGGCCGGGTCGTGACTCTGCTGGACGCCTACGTGACTCAGGTCGCTACGCACGGTGTCCCTCACCGGCTGGACCGCCTCGTTACGGCTCTTCGCTACGTCCTGCCAGAGAACGCCCTCATCCGCACGCCCAGCTTGAACCGGGCGTCCCTTGAGGAGGTCCGGTGATGGCCCGCACCGACATCGACCTCCTGGCCGAGGGCCCCGCGGACTGGGAGGACCAGTCAGTCGTGTCGGAATGGCGCGACGCGATCGAGGAGCAGTACCTCGACCTGGCCGAGCCGGTCCTCAACGACTTCCTGCGCCGCGTTCGCACCTTGGCCGAGGACGCCCTGGACTCTCCGGTCCTGACGGCGGCCGGCGACCGAGTGCCGAACCCCTTCGCCTGGACGTCGGTCCGCTCGGCGTGGCAGGCCGCCATCCGCGACCTCGTCCGTGACGGCCGCGGCCGGCGCCGCCTTCCCCAGTACGCGACCGTGCAGCGCATCCTCGAGGACTCCGGTCTGCCGGTCGCCGTCTACGAGGACGTCCGCAACCTGCTCAAGCGCGCCGCCTCGGAGGGCTGGGGCGAGCGCAAGACGAAGATCGAGCTCGGCAAGATGCTCGGCACCTCGCGCCGCAAGGGGGAGGCCACGACCGCCTACGCGGCCCGCCTTCGCACACTGGCCCGCACTGCGGCGACGGCGAACGCCGCCCACCGCATGGCGACCTCGGACCTGGCTCGCAAGCGCGGCCGGCTGCGTTGGGTCACGGTTCACGACAACCGGGTCCGACCCACCCACGTCGCCGCCGACGGCCAGGTGCAGGACCTCGGTACCCCGTTCCACGTCGGGGACTCCCTCCTGCTCTACCCCGGCGACCCCGCAGGCCCGCTCAAGGAGACGGCGAACTGCCGCTGCATCCTCATCCCGACCGACGCCCGGCCGCACCCGAGCCCGGCCGTCAACGCCAAGTACCCGTTCTCAGCCATCGAAAGGACCGCCATGAAGCTACGAATCGAGGAGACGGCCCGCCGCGTGGGCGAGTTCTCCGACCTCCGCGAGAAGCCCGCCGGAGACACCATCCCCACCCCCGAGGCCGCGGAGGCGGGGCCCGACGGCCGCTGGGAGGGCGTCATCGCCCGCGAGGGCGAGATGACCGGCGACGGCCGGATGATCGAGGACGGCGCCCTGCGCTGGGATGACCTCCCCATCCCGCTGCGCGTGGCGTTCAAGGACGTGGGAGGCCACGACGGCGCCGAGGTCTGCGGCCGGATCGAGACCGTCGAGCGCCGAGACGGTGGTGACATCTACGCCACCGGCACCTTCGACCTCGGCTCCGCCGTAGGCGCTGAGGCGTTCCGGCAGGTCAGTGAGCAGGTGTCCAACGGCGTCTCCATCGACACCGATGACGTGACTTTCAGGATCATGGCGAAGGCGGACATGTCTGAGGCCGGCGTCGCAGATTCCGGTAACGACTCCGACGGCGAGGCCGACCTCGAGGGCCGGGTCAAGGTCGCGGCCATGTCGTCCTCGGACGAGCTGACCGTCATTGAGTCGGCCCGGCTGCGCGCCGCCACCCTCGTAGCCGTCCCGGCCTTCGCCACGGCCCGCGTCTACGCCGCCGGGCAGGCCCCCAGCACCCCCGAGCCCCCCGAGCTCGACGAAAATGGCGATTCTGAGGAGAAAATGGCGCGCTCAGAGGACGCCGACCCGCTGAGCCGCGACTCACTGACCGCCGCGGCTATTCCCACCGCCCCGCCAGAGGCGTGGTTCAAGGACCCGGCCCTGACCGGCCCGACCGCCCTCGTGGTCGAGGACGACGGCCGCGTCTACGGCCACATCGCCGCCTGGGGAACCTGCCACATCGGCCAGATCGGGAAGTGCGTGGAGCCTCCCACGAGCCCCTCGAACTACGCCTACTTCCGCACCGGCGCGCTGCGCACGGCCGAGGGCACCTCCGTGGCTGTGGGGCATCTCACAATGGGGACCGGGCACGCCGGCCCACGGGACTCCGCCAACGCCGCGGCCGAGCACTATGACAACACCGGCACCGTCTTCGCCGACGTCGCGGCCGGCGAGGACGCCTACGGCATCTGGGTCGCAGGCTCCCTGCGCCCCGGGATCACCTCCGAGCAGGTCCGGGTGGCCCGCTCCGCCCCGATCTCCGGGGACTGGCGCACGATCAGGGGCTCGCTCGAGCTCGTCGGCGCGCTCGCCGTCAACGTCCCCGGCTTCCCGGTGCCCCGCCCGCAGGGACTGCTCGCCTCCGGCGAGGTCCGCTCCCTCCAGGCCTCGGGCGTCGTGGCCCACGACGACTCCGCCGCGCGCGCCGCACACCCGTCGAGCCGGATGCGGGGAGACGGCCTCACGCTCGGCGACATCTCGTATCTGAAGCGCCTGGCGGAGTCCGAGCGCCGCCGCGACCTCCAGCGCGCGACGGCCGCCGACAAGATGCGTGCCCGGGTCGAGCGTGCGGGTACACTGGCGAAGGCGGCGCAGATGGCGCGCCGTCTCGGGTCCATCTGAGGAAAGGAACAGAGACCATGGGATGCGGATGTGGACGTACTACAACCCCTCCGGTAGGTACCGAGCCCCGGCCGCTGGCCGACGGCACGCTGCCGGGAGAGGGCTCCAAGGACTCCTCCCCGATCACTCGCTTCTAGGCGTAGCGCCACCCATCACCATCGGCTATGATGGTCCCCGTTAGAGGTCTCATGGACTCCTGACGCTGGGTGGATCAGGCAGAACCCCTCACCGTTTGCTCATGGCGGTGAGGGGTTTTGTCTACCCCTATGGAGGGTTGTCTCACTCATAGGTGTATCCTTTGAGCCAACGGCATGGCAGCAGGGCCTCGTGTGTACCCCGCTGGGGACGGGAACCCTGCCCAGCAACGAGACACGGAGGACCCCTAAACATGCGCAAGCACTTCGACATCACCGTCTTCGCCGACCAGGCGGACGACGCTCCGGTCGAGACCTTCGACCTGGAGATTCCCGAGAACCTGTCCGACCTGAGCGCCGCCGACCTCGGCGACCTGCGCTCCAAGGCCGTTGACGCCTTCCAGACCCTCTACGCCGGCGGCGAGTTCACCGACGAGGACCTGGCCACGCTCGGCACCCTGACCGACGGCATCGAGGTCCTGTCCGCTGAGATCAGCGCCCGCGAGCAGGCCGCTGCCGAGCGTGCCGCCAAGGCCGCCGAGATGGCCGCCAAGGTCGGAGCCGACAAGCCCGCCCCCGCCCCGACTGACGATGACGAGGACGACACCCCTGCCGAGGAGAAGGCGGAGGCCGAGGCCGACATCGCCGAGGCCGAGGCTGAGAAAAAGGCCGCCGAGGAGGCCGAGAAGAAGGCCAAGGCCGCCGCGGCCGACGTCGAGCCCGCCACTGAGGTTGACGGCGAGCCTGAGGCCGAGGCCGTCACCGCCGCCGCTCCCCGCGGCCCCATCAAGCTGTCCGGCATCCGTCGGCACGTTCACACCCCCGCACCTGCGATCACTGAGGAGACCTCCGTGGAGGACACCGCCCCCAAGGCCCGGATGACCGTGGCCGACGTTCCCGGCTTCGCCGCTGACAGCGACGCTTCCTTCGAGGACCTGGCCGTCGCCCTCGACCGCCGCCTCCAGGGCTTCAACTCCGGCGCCTACGCCGCCGCCGCCCGCGCCGGCCGCGCCATGAGCGAGCGCCACAGCCTCGCCGTCGTGCGCAAGCACTTCGATGAGCGCGCCACCGTCTCCTCTCCCGAGTCGGCCGACGCCGCCATGGCCTTCGCCGTCAACGAGAAGAACCTGCCCGGCGGCTCCCTCGTCGCAGCCGGCGGCTGGTGCGCCCCCTCCGAGACCGTCTACGACCTGCTCGAGGACGAGTCCCGCGACGGCCTGATCTCCCTGCCTGAGATCAACGTCACCCGCGGCGGCATCAAGTTCACCAAGGGCCCCAAGTTCGCAGACCTCTACGCGGCTCCCTCCTTCAACTTCACCGAGGAGGAGGCGAAGGCGGGCAAGTACCTGCCCGACGCCGCCAACCAGGGCGCCAACAAGGTCGGCCCCAAGCCCGTCTACAGCGTGCCCTGCACCGAGTTCGAGGAGGTCCGCCTCTCCGCAGCCGGCCTCCACATCCAGGCCAACCTGCTCCAGCAGCGCGGCTACCCCGAGCTGGTCGCCCGCACCATCCGCGGCGCCCTCGTCGCTCACGAGCACAAGATGAGCGAGCGGATCATCGCCTCCATGGAGCGCCAGTCCACCGCCGTCTCCATGGACGCCGGCCAGATCGGCGCCGCCGCCCCGATCCTGACCGCCATCGAGCTTCAGGTCGAGCACTACCGCTACGCGCAGCGCCTGTCCCGCTCCACCACCCTTGAGGCGGTCTTCCCCTACTGGGTCCACGGAGCCATCCGCACCGACCTGTCCCGCCGCCAGGGCGTCGACCTCACCGACGTCAACGACGCCCGCATCGACGCCTGGTTCAAGGCCCGCGGCGTGAACCCCCAGTTCGTCTACGACTGGCAGGCCCTCACCGGCGACGCCTCCGCCTTCAAGGTCTGGGGCTCCAGCCTGAAGTTCCTGCTCTACTCGGCGGGCACCTTCGTCAAGGGCGGCCAGGACGTCATCACCCTGGACACCGTCTACGACTCGGTCCTGCTCGGCCAGAACGACTACACCGCCCTGTTCACCGAGGAGGGCTACCTGGTCGCCAAGCGCGGTCACGACGCCCGCGTCGTGACGGTTCCGATCAACCCGAACGGCGGCACCGGGACCGGCATCAAGCTCCTCGCCAACGGCACGGCTGACCCGGCCAAGTGATGACTCCGGGGCGGGCGGCGGCAAGTCCCCGCCCGCCCCGTGACCATCCCTAGCCAGTCACCGTCCAGCAAGGAGGACAGATGCCCATCATCGCACCGAAGCAGCGCATAGAGGCGCCGGTCACTCAGCGTCCCACTGGCGGGCTGTTCTCCCAGTTCGCCCCGATCGAGGACTCCTCGATCCGCTGGGAGAACGGGGTCACGTGGGAGGACGTCGCGCGCACCGACATCGGCTCTATCGGCCAGTATCAGAAGCCGGGCACCGTCAAGGGCCTGCCCAAGACCCTGGACACCCCGCGGGGCGTGACTCTGGAGTCCCTGGAGCCGCTGACCCTCTACGCCGTGTTCCGCACCACGCCGCTCGACCACACTCCTGAGGAGGCCGTCGCCATCGCGGCGCAGCGCCTCGCCCAGTATGAGGAGTACGAGGTCGAGAAGGCCCTGTGGTCCGGCGTCAAGGGCGCGGGCCCCGCCCTGATCAACGTCCAGGAGTGGGCCAACAACTCAGGCCCTCAGGACGCCGAGAGCTCGTGGAATGCCGCGGAGCACTACGCCCGCACCCCCGGGATCAAGCCGACCTTCCACGTCTCGCGCCGCCTGTGCGGCCTGCTGACGGCCCGCCAGATGTTCGAGTGCCTGCCTGACGGCACGTTCCGGACCAAGATGGGCACTCCCGTCGTGGCCGGGTACGGCTTCGTCGACAAGCCTCCGGTCATTGTCTCCACGGGCCCGATTCAGATCTACCGCGGGGACGTCTTCACGTCGACCAACGCGGCCGGAGGCTTCGACAAGGGCACGAACGACCTGACGGCCGTCGCCGAGCGCCAGTACGTCATCGCTTACAACTTCGATGACGCCTACAAGGTTCAGGTCCGCACCGACCCCGGCTCGGGCACCTACAAGCCACGGACGTTCTGAGCCCAGATGACCTACCAACCAACCAACTCCAACACCAACGGAAAGGATGCGCTGAGCCATGGCTAAGACGCACTCATACACACCAGTGCTGGGGAAGCGCATCCGCGTCACCCCGCTGGACACCTGCGGCAAGTTCGACAAGGCGCAGCACAAGCCGGTAGCCACCTCCGGCTTCGTGTCTGTCAAGCTCGCCGCCGAGGTCGAGGACGGCACGGAGATCACGGTCCGCAAGGCCGACGGCTCTCTGTGCGTCAACGAGAAGCAGTCCAACACCTTCAAGTACTTCACGGTTGAGCTCGAGTTCTGCGGCGTGAACCCCTCCGTCCTCGACATCGTGACCAACGCCACGAAGTACCTGGACCACGCGGGCGACACCGCGGGCTTCAAGGTCGCCTACGGCAAGATCGAGAAGAAGTTCGCGCTCGAGCTGTGGACCGGGCTGTCGGGCCAGGCCTGCGCCGCTGGCGCCGAGGACGCCAGCGGCTACCTCCTGCTGCCCTTCATCACCGCAGGCACCGTCGGCGACATCGAGGTCACGGGTGAGGACGCGATCTCGTTCTCCATGACCGGAGCCGTCACCAAGTCCGGCAACGCCTGGGGCGTCGGCCCCTACGACGTGGTCAAGAAGGCCAACGCCGGCGGCGGAGGCTTCGTCAACGCGAAGCTCCCCACCGCCCTCGACCCGCTCGACCACCTCCTCATGATCGACACGGCTCTCGCTCCCCCGCCGGACAGCGACCAGCCCGTCACCGTCCCCTGATATATCCCCATCAGAGGCACTGACAGCCCCGTAGAGCGCACAAACGCCCTGCGGGGCTGTCACCGTACCGGCTTCACGTGAAACCGCCTCTACGGCCCTTAGGCGCCGCCTATAGGTATACTCATCCGTGCGGGCACCGCCTATATCCGGCGGCGTAGCCATCCCGCACCACGCACGCGTTGTAGGAGAGGGCATGCAGGACATCGAGAGAGGCTATGGGCCTGGAGACTGGCCGGTCTCCTACAGCGCGTGCGAGGACCTGAAGGAGTACCTGGACGAGGCGGGCCGCCCCGAGCAGCAGCACACCTTCGAGGCCATGGCGACCCAGCTGCTCTGGGAGTGGACCGGGCGACGGTTCGGGACCGACATCGTCGTCATCCGGCCCGAGCCTGCCGACTGCGTGCCGCCGCCTACTTACCAGTCGCAGGACTATCTGCGAGGCTTCCTCCCGTTCCGCCTGGGCGGCGTGCTGCACGACGTCGTCTGCGGCGTGTGCGGCCCCTACTGCACGCACACCTCAGGGACGCCGGCCATCCGCCTGCCTGGGAACGTCCACCGCGTGCACCAGGTCACGGTCAACGGCAAGGTGCTCCCGCTGGGCGCGTACCGACTCATCAACCACTCCGTGCTCCAGCTCACAGGACGTACCTCACCGCTCGGACCCGACGTTCCGCTTGTATTCCCCCCGGTACAAGACCTCTCGCGGCCTACGACTGAGGAGGGCACGTGGGAGATTCGCTACTCCCAGGGCGTCCCCGTCCCTGAGGGCGGGCAGGTCGCTGCCGGCGTGCTCGCGCTGGAGCTGGCCAAGGCTGCCTGCATGGACCGCGACTGCGCCCTCCCGGCGCGCCTCCAGTCGGTCACTCGGCAGGGCGTCACCGTGCAGGTGCAGGACGACTTCGACGAGATGCAGGAGGGCCGCACCGGCATCTGGCTGGTGGACTCCTGGGTCGCCTCTATCCGCAAGCCGCGCCAGGCCGCTCGGGCCTACAACCCCGACGACTACGTGCGCCGCCAGCCCTCCAACCGTCGCGGCGGGGTGATCTGGTGAGCCCCGCGCCGCGCCTGACGCGCCGCAACCGCGCTCAGAGCGAGGACTACGCGGCCCTGTCAGGCCGAGTCGCCTCCCCGACGCCGTCGGTCGTCCACTCCACCGCGCTCGCCCTGCTCAAGGGCGGGGCGGCCGCCCTGTCCAACGCCGTCTCGCAGGCCTACGTCGCCCCTGGCGCTGAGGTGGCGTGGGACGAGTGCTGCGCAGGGCACCTCTACGTTCGCACCGTCTCCGTCTCCCCCGTCTTCGGCCCCCGCGCCGCCGACGGCGAGGCATGCTCGGTGCGCTACTGGGCCGCGACCTACGCCCTCGGCACGCTGCGCTGCGTCGAGGTCGTGGACGACCGAGGGCGCGGGCCGCGCCCCTTCGACCTGACGGCGGACGCGTCCGTCCTGCATCAGGACATGGCTGACCTGGGCAAGTTCCTCACGTCATCCACGAACGCGGACTCGATGGAGTGGGACGCCTCCGGCCCCGACGGCGGCTGCGTCGCCGGTGAGTGGACCTTCACGGTCCGGCTCAGCTGCCCCTGACCTCAGGGAGGGTTGCGGTGTGAGATGGTTCACGTAAGAGTACGGTTCAAGGGCCCCATCCAAGAGCACAAGGTGGCCCAGATCACTAAACAGGCCGCCCTGAAGGCTTCCAAACGCACGCAGGGTCGAATCCAGCGCAACATCCGTGCCAAGGGGCGTGTGAACTCGGGCAGGATGGTGAACTCCGTCACCATTGAACGCGTTCCCGGAAAGCACCCGCTCAACCCAACCTTCGAGATCGGGGCGCGTACACCGTACGCCGCCTACCAGGAGAAGGGCACCCGGCCGCACGGGCCGGTCAAGGCGTCGCGCATGGTCTTCACCCCGAAGGGCTCAAGCCAGACCGTCTTCGCCAAGTGGGTCAAGGGCATCAAGGGCGCCCACTTCGTTCGGGACGCGGTACGGCTTATCAAGCCCTCTGACTTCCATTAGAATCGCCTCATGGCTACTATCACGATCCCCGGCAAGACCCGGAAATCCCTCACCGTTGAACTGGTCGGTACCGAGTACAAGGTCCGCCCGCCCAAGTCCGCTGTCGCCATCTTCCTGTCCCAGGCTCTCAAGGATGCCGACGAGGACTCAGAGAAGATCATCGAGGGCCTGTCGAAGTGGTGCCACGTCCTATTCGGCAAGGAGACCGGCGCCGAGGTCGTCAAGCGGCTCAAGAACCCCGCCGACGACCTCGACATCCCCGACCTGACCGACCTCATCTCCGCCGTCATGGGGGAGGCTGGGGAGAACCCTCCTACGTGATCTGGCGCCTCCTGGCCTCGGCGCACGCGGAGTGGGACTACATCGACGGGTTCTGCCTCGGGCACGGGATCGACCTGGAGACCCTGCCCCTGAACCGGTTCTGCCACGTCATGTGGTGGATTCTCACCCGCAACGCCGAGGACGAGGGCGCTACCGAGAAGCTGAAGAGGGACCTGTGGCTCCCGCCCAAGGGAGTCGAGGTCAGCGATCCGCGCAGCCCCTGGTACTCAGGCAACGAGGCCAGCGGGTTCGGGTCCCTTAAGTCGGCCCTCGGGATGTGACAGCACCTATAGGACACGCCTATGCGGGCGGTATCATGGCCTCAGACAGGAGTCGGGCCGCGATGCCGCCCCCCCCCCCCCTTTCGCGTGTGCAGGGGTGTTCCACTGGCTGGTGGTCTGGACGCCGCCAGCCCCACGTAGCTTCATATTTCTTCATACTGATGGGGCCTGTGGGGGTATTCAGGGCTGAAAATTGAGTTTTATTCTGTGGATAAGCTGGTTTTACGACCAGGTAACGTAAGTTATCCACAGATTTATTTTAATTCATGAAAATATTTTTTGATTCGTTTTAGTCTTGTAACAAGCGCTTAGGAATTAGGTGCTAGAGGCACAACCAATACATACCCTACTGAAGGAGAACCTATCATGGCACAGTTCATTGTCGATTCCGAAGTCATTGCGTCAAAGAGCGCGCAGGCAAAAGCACACGTTGCTTCCATCACCGCAGAGGTGAACGGCATGACTGCTTCCCTGCAGGATTTGCAGAGCTCTTGGACCGGCTCGGCCTCGACCAACTTCCAGGGCGTGCTCGATAAGTGGCGTGCAACCCAGCGGCAGGTGGAAGAGTCTATCGCCCAGATTAACGAAGCGCTTTCACGTGCCGGGGTTAACTACTCCG